CGTACTCGCCGGTCTGCATTAGATGTTGACTAATGTAGTCGTTCTCATGAGAGATTGACATTTTTCCATGGCGAGTATCTATAATTTGACTCATAATTTTGGTTTTCCTAATTTCTGTACTTGTCCATTGGGATCAAATTCTGTTAGCATTCGTTCCCAAGGATCTTGTGCTCCTGTGCAGACATTTTTAAACCAAGTTGTGTCATGCCCTTTGGCCTGTAAGAACCAGGCAATTTTTTGAGAATCTATCATGCGTCTGCTGAAAAATGTTTTGTAATTAAAGTCTACTGGACTATCTGGATTGCCTTCAAGGATGATCCGATCAGTGTAGGTTTCATCTTTGTTGTTGCCAGTCAAGTCAAATCGGTCATGCGTGACATTTACTGCAATAGTTTCCATGATATTTGTAATGTAGGCAACTTGACTGATCCATGCATCGTTCAGTGGATGCAGTGATAGGTACCCAAAGAGATAAAACCAATCTTTAGGCACAATGGGAAATATAGCATATGGGTGCTCGTTATGCGTAGGAGCTCGCAATACTTTAAACTCTCCGTTGTGTTCAGCAATACGACTGTCCCAGCCCTTGGTTTCCATGACAGCATCGTCATTCCAAAAGAAAATCCATTCAGCCACCGAGTGATATGCCAGAGCATTGATGTATTCATTGAGCCTATGATATCCCATTCGGTCAAATTGTATCAATGTAGTAGAAACACCTAGTTCGTCCAGCTTGGTGTACAAATTTTCCTTGGTCCATTCAATGGTGTCAACGTCATCGTTGTCTTGACCAATTAGAATCTGTATTCTAGTTAAATCATCAGCATTGTCTATTAGACTCATGATGCTTCGATACAACATATCGGTGCGTCCGCGAGTAGGTAGTATAACAGCTATGTCATACGGTGATTTGTCCAGCCATGTAACCAGCTTGGGTGAGTTGTTGTTTTCCATTATCAATGATTCCGTTTTCCGTCAAATACGCAGTTGAACAACAGATTGATGTCTCCGTTGTTGATCACACGATGAAATGCACCATCGGGGATCAATACAATATCTCCGGCTGATACTCTAAATGGTGTGTCAGTTTCCTCACCAACAATCATCTCTCCAGTTCCTTGAACAAAGATATAAACTTCTTCTTGACCTGGATGACGATGCCCTCTTGTGCTTTGTTCTCGATACAGCAATGTAGAACTCAACACCAGATTGTTTAATGTTCGGTTGTCTTTGAGCAGATAAGTTTCGTTGTCTTTGACAACTTCTCCGCCGATGTCGTGGTTGTTGTACTTTAATACAGTATTAGTCATTTTTGTTATAAATGCTGAACACGATTTTCTAATTTCGTATTCAACTCTCCTTTCAATGTGATTTCTTAACTTTTTTGTCATAGTTGATTCCAATGTCTGATGACGCCAGCTACAATAAAACAATTTGTTATTATATAGCATAGTACGATACCAGTGCGTATATAAGCAATAAGGTCTGCTTCTTGATCAGTTGCGCCTGACTTTTCGCCAATGGCTTTTGCCCATATACGCCATATTTTATGAAAGCAAATCTTCATTCCACTCACGATGACCTTCGCGGAAAGCCATATTGGCTTGTGTTTCTCTGACTTCTACTCGATAGCACCAAAGGCGCTCTGCTTCGCCAGGACCCCACATGTCAGGAATGTAAACACCATTTACATATGTGTACAACATATCTGCCAGTCCTTCGCATCCTAATCTTGGTAGGATTGTAAGTTTGGCCATGCGCTTTTCCTGCAACAATTTAAATGTAGCCAATTCAGGATCGTCTTCGGCTACTAGTAATGTATGATCAAATTGATCTTCTAATACCTTTTTTAGTTCTTTTAAGCCACCGTAATCAGCGGCCCAGTTACGAACGTCTAAGTCATTGGTACCAAAGTAAAACTTCATACTAAAACTGTAACCATGAATGGTGTTGCAGTGGCTGTCGGCTCGCCACTGTCTGTAAGCACATGGAAATGCGTCTACATACTCTTTGGTACTGGTAAACTTGTATTGCACAGGCCCGCGGTATGGAAGGTTAGCTTCCAAGTGGTTGATTAGTTCTTGTGTTGATGATTTCATGCTGTATCTCCTATGTTAATTGTAGCATAGGCGGCGGAGTTTGTATACCGGGACGATGCCGAAAGGCCGGTTGGTTTCATTGAGTATTACCTAATTCTTGCAACAGGTTTGTACTGACCTGTTTTATAATTAGCTTGACCTGGAATAACTCCACGCACACCACCTATTGGATCGTCGACATCACCGACTCGCCTTGGAATAAGATGTATGTGTGGATACATTACGGTTTGTCCAGCTGCCGTGCCCATGTTGAGTCCAACATTAAATGCATCGCATTCTCCATCGGCAACCATACGCTCTCCTTCAGTTACTGCATCACCAAACGCTTCGTTGATTACACCTGATGTATTATACATAGGAACAAACAACAAATGTCCAGGAGTAACTGGATAGCGATCTCTAAATACAGTAACATGAAAATCTTCAGATACTATATCATCCCACGGTGCTACACCAGCAAGTCGTGCTTCTTCTAGTGTTTCATAATATTTCATTCTGTTTTCTCCCACGGTTTATCGTTACCAGCCCAATCTTGTATATCGCAACTCCAACACATTAGTCGATTGTAAGCTGGGTATAACCATGCCCAATCGCAGTAGTGCATTGGAAAACTAATCCAATGTCCTAAGTAGTATAATGCTTCACTTACTATTCTTGCAAATATTTTTTTGATCATCTTAGCAAGCGTACTCTTGTTGTAGCTTGACATTGTCAAAGAATTCCTTCTTTGTTCCAGCATCATCTTTGAAGGCACCTTTGAGCACAGTGGTCTGTGTAAGACTGCTCTTGGCCATGATGCCACGGTTCTCGCAACATCCATGCGTCATTTGCATGTACACACCAATATCTTCAGCACCTGTAGCCGCACCTATTTCTTTAGCAATGTCATTACAAAGTTCCTCCTGGAGAGTACCACGTCGGGCACACCACTGGGCGATTCTGCTGTACTTGCTGAGTCCAATGAGTTTCTGCGCGGCAATAATACCAATATAAGCAGTGCCACTAACGGGTTGGTGATGATGGCTACACATACTGCGAAGCTCACTGCGCACAACCAGCATACCTTCATAACGGTCCGCCGAATCATTTGGGAACGCTGTTGCGTCCGGGGCTGGTTCATATCTTCCACTCATTACCTCATTAATATACATTTTTGCCAATCGCCGGGCAGTGCCTCGACTGCTGGGATCTGTTTCTGTGTCGATCAGCAGAGTTTGTAACACTTGTTCAAACGCCACTGTTGCCTCTTCAATTAGTTTTTCGCGATAGATATCAGACAAGTATTCGCTAATATTATCGTTAGCCCAGAATCTTTTGCCATCTCGCTTCATTCTAAAACGAATAGTATCTGCCAACGATGCTTCTTGGTAACCGCCGTCTCCGGCCATTGCATCTACTGCTGTTTCTTTTTTCTTTTTTTCCAATTTAATTCTCCGAGTTATAGCCGTGGATGGCATTTGTTAATTGTAGTGTATTTAGATTGTGTTGTCAACTAGTTTAGATTTAATTCGTCCAATAATTGGTCAACTGGACTTGACCAATCACTGGTAAACGATGTTATATATTCAATCTTCTCTAGGTCTTCTTGTGTTTCAAGCACCAGTTCTTCGTTGCAGAAATGTATACGGCAACCCTTGGCCAAGGCAGTATTAAGCAATCTTAGTCTGCGCTCTTTGTCTGCGGGCATGGTAAAAATACTAAACAACAACAAGTGATCAATCTTGGTATTGGTAATGAGATGATCCAAGTGAGCGTAGTTCAAGCCTTCGTTGTCGCCGTGCTGATATGGGAATGGTATGCCTCTGCGTTGGCAGTAGCCTTTGACAACACTGGTTTGAAAGTACAAATCCAGATGTTTGGTTTTAAACCCTTCAAACTCACTGTAAGTAACTGTGATTTCTTCTGGTAAAATTGGCACAGTTTTTGTATACGAACGATCAAACAACTTACGGAAATAAGCACCTGGCCATTTGCGATGAGGTTGTCCGTCACGAACTAGTATTCTGATGTCAATGCTGACTCGAGTTTTGTCTGTGCGATTGGGAATATTTCCGTGTATGTGCTCTTGGAAGAACAAGTGTGCTTGACCAGGTTGTAGTGTAACAGGCCAAGACAAGTCAGCACAGGTCTGTTCCATCTTTTCATAAGGCCAATTGCCTTCTTGTACAATTTGTCTTGTTAACTTGCGGCTTACATCCAAGTCCATGATCTGCATACTATTTGATTCAAAACAAGCAGTGAACGGCATCCATACAGTCCTAAGTCCAAGTCCGTTGCCTACCCAACGCCCTTGGTGGAATGCAAGTACCGCACCAATTTTATCTTGATCGGGAATAAGTGCTCTAAGATTACCAAACTTTTGTATCAGTACATCGGTGCCGATAGCAGGAACAATTTGCTCTGCAACAATAGCATCAAAGTGATCATAAAAGTCAGTTTTTAATAAATCGTTGCTGACTCTATTCATTGTATCAGCTACTTTGTTGGCTGGTATAACTTCGTGTAATGTATCCAACGATACCACATCAGGATAGTATGCCTGCACAGCCTTGAGCACAATTTCAGGCAAGGGATGTTGTGCAGTATCATAGTTCAAAGTTTGATTATCAAACGGACGTCTGGTTTGGTCTAGTTCAATCATTGGTTATCTCCGTGAGTTTGTTTTTAATAAGTCCGCGCCGTCTGATGGCATACAGATCAAATTTAATATTTTTTCCATCTTTGAGTGTGGCTTCGTCTGTGACAATAGCCCCTCGAATCTTCATCTTACTTAATTCGTTGATGTCTATCTTGCAGTCAATGTCGTAGGTAAATTTTCCTGGCTTGAAAGAATACAAATCATAGTCAAAGTCTAGCCTAATAGGATAAGTTTGATCTAGATCAAACACAAAGTTTTCTTGTGCTGTTTTCAAATTGTCGGGACAAGGACCAGCCAACGATTCCAATACTTCAAGACCTAGATTATATACTTCTGCCCTGTTGAGATAAAATGTATCATAGCTCATGCCATGCAGTCCGTGTCCAAGTCCGCCTTTTTTAACTTTTTCAAAGTTTATCAAATCGCCGTGTAGCAAATAGTATTCAGCCACATCTTTCAGCAATAGATAATTTTCCTGTAGTACTGGTACTGTTTTAATTCTTTCCCACAAAGTTGTGTAGAATTTTTCGTAAGATACATTGTGTATGTTTCTAGCATACTTTGCATACAGCTGAGTATAGCCCGAGACATGAAAATGTATGATCATCCATGCATACATATAGGCCTCAACCATGTCAGCAGTGCTCATGGTATTGGTCTGATTGATGATCTCAATTTCTTCTACAATGTCACGCCAGTCATTTTTATCCAGCATAGGATAGTAATCTTTGGCTGTCACGGTCTTGATACCGTACTTGCGTTTGCTTTCTGGTTGTCCGAGATCGCTGTTGACCAACACCTGTGCAAACCATACTTCGATACTGTTGTGCTGTCCTAGTTCCAAGATATCAGTAAAACCTTTTTTCCAAGTTTCCAAGGTTTCCAACGGAAGACCAAGAATAAATTCTGTGTAGGTTGCAACATTTGTTTGCTCACTAATGGACATCAACTCTCGAGTGTTGTTGACCCCAAGATTTTTTCTCTTGATTGCATCCAATGTTTCATCGTTCATGCTTTGTACACTTACTGTGATACCACGACCCAGTTGTGCATGCTCCATCATCTTGGCAATTTCATACACAATAAGAGTACTATTCTTTGCGTATTGAATATTGATTCCATCAATTAAACTGCCAGGAACATTTGATGACGCTTCAATCATTCTAGCAATTTCTAAATCTCGCTCTTTGAAAATACCAAAATTAGCATCTGCCACAAATATATAACCCACTCGATTTTTTGCCGCCCAAGCCAGCTCGGCTTCTACTTTGTGTAGTGGAAACTTTTTGACTTTGCTGAGTGTTAAACTACCCCAATCACAAAAGGTACACTGGTACGGGCAACCACGATTTGTTTCCAGCACCATGTTCCACATGGCATCAGGGTTGGCTTTTATCAGGGGATCAAACACTCCAGTTAAAAACGGACTGGGCACATGTGTTAGATCTTCCACACGCTTTTTAGGCCAAAATGTTTCAGGCGGGTTGCCAGCCAAGTGATGTTTAAGCACATCAAGAAATACCAGTTCCCCTTCACCGCCAATTATGGTATCTACATATCCATATTTCAACATTCCGCTGTGTGCATTGGGACCTCCAAATACAATATGGCAAGCAGGCCATGTTTGTTTGATAAGTTCTGCCGCGGCCAGGCACCACTTCTCGTTCCACACATAACAACTAAATCCGCACACATCAGGATTGTCCATTCTAGCAACTACCTGTTCGGGAGGTTCTCTACGAAAGATAATTTCTTTTAACTCGTAATTGTCGGTGATGTCAGGGAATTGCAGGGCGTAGGACCAGATACAGCCAATGCTATATGGCAGCCAGTATGCTGGTGTACCTTTGTAGTCAATGGAGTATTGTGGTTGAAAAAAATAAATGTTTCGTTTCATTGAGCTTGTTGTTGCCAGATATTTATAGTTTTATCTAGCCCGACATCTAACTCTGTTGTTGGCTGCCAGCCAATGCGTTGATTAATAAGGTTGTATCCGCTGTTAAGTAGATATATTTCCCCAGGTCTTGCTGGTTTTTTATTCCAGTTGATGGTCCCAGACCAGCCTATCTTTTTTGCAATAATGTCAGCAAGCTCGGAAATTCTAACAGCATTGTCAGGACCAATTGTAAAAATTTCTCCATGATTCACTTGTTCAGCTTTGGCTACCAGTGTCATCCACAGATCAATCAAGTCGTCGATGAACAAAAAGTTTCTGTATGGTTCAGCGTATCCAAGATTGATCTCAGTGGGATCGTTTAACATTTGTGTTATAATTTGTTCTACAACAAAGAAATTGTTGTCAGTTCTACCATATGTATTGGTTTGTCTGATTGCACAAAATGGTAATCCTAGGCTACGATGTGCATACTCGAGATATTTTTCACAGGCATGTTTGGCCACAGCGTACGGAGCATTTGGATGCGGCTCTGTGGTCTCATCAAATACTGGTAGCTCAGTAAAAATCTTGCCGTTCTTGATTTCGTCACTGACTGGTTGCCATCCATACACTTCCATTGTACTTGCAAATAGAAAATTTACCAGGTCGGGAAGCTTCGCCGCGGCATTTACCAAGTTTATGGTTCCTAGGTAGTTGATGGTCGCAAACGGTACAGGCTCATAAAAACTTTTTTCAACTTCGGTTCTTGCCGCAAGATGAATAATCAACTGTGGATTAACTTCGGCCACCTCGGCAGAAATTTTGTCGTAGTCGGTTAGATCATTTACCAAGCAATGAACATCATGCCCATTTGATGTCAATTTTGGCAATAGGTGCTGTCCAATAAATCCACTTGATCCTGTTAGTAAAATTTTCATGTTAGTCTAGTATAGTAATTTTTCTTAAGTCTGGGTACTTGACTTCTCTTGGCCTGGGATTGGTTTCTTTTAATTTTTTCAACAATGCCAGTCCTTGCTCTGCTTCTTCGATGGTGGGTTTGTAATGATATCCAACATGGAATACTTGTTGTGTTTCCCAAGGACTTATTGACAAGTCTCTGCCATCATAGCGTTGACGTAGTATTGTTTCGTAGGCTTGTTTATCGTCTAGTAATATAGCACCACCACGTCCAATCTGCAATGGTTTGCCATGCCCAAAACTCAAACATTGCATTGTACCATCGCGGTACATGTTTGATTCAAGACGTCGTGCACTATCCCATATGCGAGTATCCAAAAACGGATACTCGCCGACCCAGTGATCTCTATCTGAATATGTGTATTTGATGTCTAGCTTGTGCATGATCATGGGAATGCTCAAGTAAGTGAATGGCGTAAACGAACATGACTTTACTTGATCATATCTCAAGCACAATTCAATTGCATGTGTACAGCAATCAGTCATGATGGCATATGGTGCCCCTGTGAATTCTGCTAACTGTGTTTCAAACTCTAAAATTTTATCGAACATTATACCAATTCCATGCATGTTGTACAATGTCATATATGGAATAAAGCGGAGCCCAGTCGGCAACCTGTTGAAATTTCGTTGAATCAGCGGTTAGAAAATCTGGATCTCCTGCTCGCCTTGGACCAAAAGTTACTGGAATTTCGGCTCCTGTGACTTGTCTAGCGACCTTAATGACATCTAGATTACTTATACCACTTCCAGACCCTAGGTTATAAGTTCCTGCTGGAATTTTTGAGTTAATGGCAAGAATATGGCTATCAGCAATATCTTCCACATGAATATAGTCTCTAATACAAGTTCCATCAGGAGTTGAATAGTCATTGCCATTGCATACAAATTGTGTGTTGTTTTTAACACTTTCTAATACTCTGGCAATGATGTGTGTTGCTTCAGCTTCT